CCGATAGCTGCAAAACAGTCAATCGTTTCACCTTACTTCTCGGCTCGAGACTTAGTTCTCGCCAGAGTCTAGGTGCGGTACTTTGAGAGATACGGTCAGTATCAAAGTATTGTTATAACCGACCGTTGGTGGAGATGCTCTCTGTCCGTTTCCCTATAAAAAAGCGAGACAATTCTATAAGATCACAGCCGATCGTATAGAAAAGAAGATAGAGAACCCTTTGCTCAGAGGGAGTGGAGACTTCTCTGAGAGCTGGTGGTGGCCAGCAAAATGCTATGTACAAGATGATTGTAAGAGAGGTGAGGGACACGGGGGCAGTACCCGTCAGTTCCACACATGACCAAAAAGAAATCGCCAATTAAAGAAAAACTCTCATGCCCATACTGCATGAAGCTATTTACTACACCCAGAGGATTGAACACACACGTAGGAAAGCTACACAAGGAGGAGCATGAGGCAGCAGTAGCGGCAGAAAAGGCTGCTATGGAGGGCGTGTTGTCGGTTGAGGAGGAAAAGTTTTGTCAATTATGGGCGAGTGATCGTGAGTTTTTTGGTAATGGAGTACAAAGCTATATTGAGGCTTTTGATGTTGTTATCGTAAAAGGTAAGAGTCGTGGTGAGACTGATGACAATGAAATGACCTATGAAGCGGCCAAAGCTCAAGCTCATATCTTGTTGACAAATGTTGACATTTTACGTCGCATCAATGAAATCTTTGAGAGTCGTGGACTCAATGATGAGTTTGTAGATAAGCAGCTAGAAGTAGTCATCACACAAAACGCTGAGTTCAGCCCGAAGATTAAAGCTATCAGTGAATACAACAAGCTCAAGAAGCGCACCACAAATAGCACAGTGACCGTGGAGCATACCTTTGCAAAGTACGATGAGATGTCAGATGAGGAGCTTGAGAGAGCCCTGCAGAGTGGCGAGAAGTTCTTTAAGAAGCTATAGGCTATAGATACCCTATACATGCCCTGCTCGGATGGCATTAAAAGACGAGATTATCAGCTGAGAGCGTCGCTAATGGCGCACCAATCATTTTATGGATTCAGTATCAAACGGCACAAAGGTCATGCGACCACAGTACCGAGAATTATTAGAAGCAGAAAAGGGGGCAATCGACAACATCAAGCGACTCGCAGGAGAGTTGTACGACGTTTACGAGGCAGCCATGGCAGAGCTTGCCCAAGAGCAACCACCAGCGATGGCTCGTGAAATTGCAGTCGCTAAGACGAAGCTCGAAGAAAGTGTCATGTGGGGCGTGAAAGGCATTACTAAGTAAAAAAAAGCGGCATCAACGCCGCTCTCAGCTGGTAATTTATTAAGAGCATAAACAATCGCTATGAACACAAAACTATTTAACGCAGTAGATGCAGGACACACGTACGAGCTCGCACATCACGAGGGTGATGGAGTAGAGCTTGTGCATTTTATTAAAAAGGCACCGATTGACGAGGGTGAATTGGAAACCGTGCAGGACGGTACCACCAATGAAGCAATCATCTCAATGCTGATTGATCGTTTGCAGTTTCTTAATGAGAAAATGCACTCACCTAAAAACGACGAGGCAATCAAGCACTTGCACCTTGCTTTTGAAGCGTTATCAGCTCGCACCGCAGACCGAGAGGAGCGTGGCGTAGAGGGTACTCAACATGAATAAGCCTAAGACACGCACTATACCGCAGTGCCAAGACGGGCAGATACTGCACCGCAGCGTATGCAAAGCGCTTTCCGCATTTAACAGTGGCCGAGCAAGTAAAAATCTAGTATGGACTATTCAGAAAGTGCAGCAGCACGTTTTATCTACTACCTAATGCTCGGCATTATCGCAGTGCTTGGTTTGGTAATTGTAGTATTGCTCAATAAAGTTCATGCAGAGCCAGAGGTGACTGATCGTGCCACGTTTCGATGCCCATTTCCCAGTGGATTCTCATTTGTACGCAAGACAGATGACACTATTGAAGCGTATTGTGTAGGTGAACCAACAGAATTAACGCTGCCACAAGTCGAAGTGCACGCAGCGAGTACTAAGCCTTATATTCTTGACCATGAATGAACCAAAACACATTGAGACTACTGAGCACCCAGACGGCCGCAAGGACGTAACCATCACCGTGCATACGCTTGATGTTGACCTTAATGACCCGAGCAATGCAGAGGCTAAAAAGGTCATCGAGGAGGAGGTGCTACCAGCACTATCAGCCAAGACGATCGTGGTGACTCTCATCCACAAACCTACCAACCAGCACGCCACCTTTACCTCAAAGCTGGCTCAGGTACGTGCCAATGCAGAGGTATTTGTGAAGAAGCACGCAGGCAAAGAAACGCTAGAGGAGGTCGATCTCAGCGAGTATTGCGTGGTACAGCATGATGTTGCTGCTCAGGAGGTAAAAGTCACGAGTCTATGAAACCACGAGTCATGATCGCAGTGCCTAACCTTGGGCAGATGGACACACGCTTGGTAATGAAGCTACTACGCTGGTCGATAATGCCTCAGAATTGGGAGCAGGTGACGATAATTGCACCGATTGGGCATATTCCTCATGACTCAGCCAGAAACTACTGTGTGAGCCAATTTCTCGACACTGATGACACGCATTTGCTGTTCCTCGATGACGATGTGGTGCCACCAGTGGATGCGCTCGAGAAGCTGCTCAAGGCAGACGTGCCAGTGATCTCAGGACTGTACCCATCAGAGTGGTTTGATAACGAAGATGGCAAGATCAGGCCACGCAACAATGTATTCTCAGAGATTCGTGACGATGGCGAGCTCATTGAAGCCACAGGGAGAGGAGTTGGCCGCATCATGAGTTGTGGCGGTGGGTGCCTGCTCATCAGGCGTGAAGTAGTCGAGCATTTATCAGCCCCGTGGTTTGAGTTTCACTACAACGAGCGTGGCCTCATGAACGTTGGTGAGGACGTGGACTTTTGCAAGAAGCTCAAGGCGGCAGACATCCCACTGTATGCGCACTTTGATGTGCAGTGCCAACACGTAAAGCAAGTGATTCTATGAGTGAAGAACGAGTGACCGCTAAGAATACAGGCAAGCAGAACAATGCGTGGAACGTGGACGATGAGCACATTCGTCGCATGAGTGGATTCATCAGGCACTCAATCAAAGGCAAGCTCATGTACCGCTGGATGATGACGCTCATGTTCCTAGAGAGCGTACTGTGGACGCTACTGGACATCACCAGAGCCTCAAGGATGAAGATGGCTGAGAAAATCAGCCAGAATAAGCATATTGATAGGGTAACTCGCAAAAAATGAAATACTGGCTCATCTCAGACACACATTTCAACCATACAAAGCTCGAGGAGTGGGGCGGTCGTTCTGGTGACTGGCAGGAACGTCTATACAACGGCATAGCAGCCATACAGCCGCAAGATACTCTCATTCATTTGGGCGACATTTGTATTGGCAATGATGTTGAAGTGCACGAAACACTCATGGCCAAAGCGCCAGCCAGACGTATCTTAGTGCGAGGGAACCACGATACCAAGTCAGCCAGCTGGTATCTTGAGCATGGATGGGACTTTGTGTGTGACGGATTCCATTTGGACTATATGGGGCACATGCTATTACTCACTCATCGACCAATGCACCCAGACATGTGGCGTTTCACACGAAACATTCACGGTCATACTCATGGCAACAACCATCGTGCTGAGGAATATCATGAGTGGTATACAGCTGATTTTCACATCGACATCTCACCAGAGGTCGTCGGGTACCAGCCTATTTTATTAGACACTTTAATTAAAAAGAATAAGTAGTATGTTCACTATCGAAAGACCAAGCAAAGACAGTGGCCTCGGCATTTATGCCAAGAGTGTCGCAGTCAAACCAAAGGAGTACAAACAGCTGGCAGCTGATATGTGCAAGTGGCTGGATGAAACCAACGGCCATTTCAAAGGCTCATTTCAGCGTGGTTTTGCCATCGCTCATTGTCAGGTGGCCAATGTACCAGAACCGATCAAGCTCTTTGTGCTCGATAAAGACTTGGTGGTGCCAGAGGGTAAGGAGCCCAAAGGCAAACAAACACTGGTCAACTGTTTCTTTGAAGCTCAGGCCATCTTTAACGCTGAGATTCTTGAAGCACCAGACAAAATCACCAAGCAGATACCACGACGCAAGGTGACGCACCCAAAGGATAAGCCGCTTGAGGTACAGGTAGAAGTGGTGTATGAACCAAAAGAGGTCGATAACCGCATCATGGTGCCAGAGGCTTGCATGAGCTTTAACGAGCACAACCGTAAGGAGCGCAATACCCAGCGTTTCCACACGATCAAGGTGCGGTACCAGTATCTCAGCAAAAATATGCTCGGGATTGAAACAGTGAAGACCTTTAAGGGATGGGTAGAGGGACTCAAGGCGCACATTCTGCAACACGAGGTAGACCATCACGAGGGTAGAAATATGTATGGCAAATAAATCACTCGGTTTTTCACGAGAGTGGAGACATAAAGCTGAAAAAACATCAGTCAAAGCTGCTTTTTATAGGCGGTACACGGCCATGAGAAACCGCTGCAACAATAAAAATGCAGCTGATTTCAAGTACTATGGAGGTAAGGGTATTTGTGTCGAGTGGGGTTCATTTGCTGACTTTCATGCAGATATGTTTGACTCTTTTGTAGGTCACGCAAAAAAGTACGGACTGCAAAATACTACACTCGATCGTATCGAGATTAGTAAAAACTACAGCCTTGAAAATTGCCGATGGGCTACCCGACTAACTCAAGGTAAAAATACTTCACAAGCCAAAAAGATTACTTTCAGAGGAGTCACAGATTCACTTGCTGGATGGGAAAAAAGGACTGGTATACCTAGATGGACAATTCAAAGGCGGTTGTATCGTTATAAACTGTCCATCAAAGAAGCGTTGACCAGACCAAACAAAATGGGGGCTAATCAATACAAAAAATGATTACACGAGCCGTCAGACTATACGATAAGACCAGCCAGCGTATGTTGTACCCACAAGAGGCAACAGCGCTCAACATCGTGCTAGGCGTTGACGGTTTCCCAATGCAGATCACGCCCAAGGGCATCAGAAAGCTCGCTGAGTGCGTCCCAATGTACAATACAGGACTCATGGCCACGACTGGTGAGCCGATATGGGAGGGCGACATCATTGAGTGTGATGTTGTCTATGACCTTGGCGGCATGTTGACAGCATCTCGTGAGAGGGGTGTAATGGCATGGCATCTAGCTCGTGGCATGTGGACGGTACGCCTCAACCGTGAGGGAGGCGACCCAAACGCAACAATGCAGGTGCAAAACACTACAATTATTGGCGACATCTGGCAGCAGCCAGAGTTACTTAAAACCAAATCTTATGAACAAAAATGAATTATTTGGCCACATTTGTGTGGTGCTGATCGTTATTCTGGTAGCCTTGGGATGGTCTACCTATAGCCTATGGACAGACTATCGAGAATACAAAGCAGTGAACACTGAGTGGCTAGACAAAACCGAGGAGAGAATCAACAAGCTGCAGGATACTGCGTGGTACATGACCAATGTGTGCGAGCAGTATCTAGCCGAGGAGCAGCTCTTAATGGATTATGGAAACGACTACAGTACCAAGTAACATACCCCAAACCCCCGAGGAGTTACGGAAACTCAAGGCGCTTCGTGCATACCGCATGAACCATGAGAAGTACCGTTACTACGAACCAAATGGGCAGGCAGAAGATTTCATCAATGCTTTTGGCAGTGGTGACTATTTCATCCTCATCAACTTTGCTGCCAACGGTGTAGGAAAGACGGCCATGGCCTCAAATATCTTGGCCAACTTAATGTTCCCGACGCAAAACCCGTGGTTTAGAGCCAAGCTATTCCATGATTTCCCGTACCTCAAGCGTGGTCGCATCATCACTGATGCTGCGCTGGTAGAGAAAAACGTGGTCAATGAGCTCAAGTTTTGGTTTCCTCATGGTAAGTACACCACCAACAAGGGAGGTAAGCACTACGAAAGCCAATGGAAAACTGACACTGGTTGGAACTTTGACGTGATGACGTACGATCAAGACCCTAAGCAGTTTGAGGGAGTCACACTTGGATGGGCATGGTTCGACGAACCGCCACCAGAGGCTATTCTCAAAGCTACCATCGCCCGTATGCGTCGAGGTGGTATTATTATGATCACAGCCACCCCAATTTCAGGCTCAGCGCACCTCTATGACATGTTCTCAGAGGAGTCGCTTGAAGTAGAGATCGTGCTGCGTGAGGGAGAGGAACCCGTCAAGGTAAAGCGTAGCGTGCATACCCAGACCTCAGACGTTGAGTCTGCGTGTAAGGTGCACGGTATACGTGGCCACTTGGAGCACTCAGACATCGAGCGCATGATTGCTGAGTACCCAGAGGATGAGCGTCAGGCTCGTGTCTACGGTAAGTTTCAGCACCTCGTCGGACTTGTGTACAAACGATTTTCACGAAACATTCACGTCATCAAGCCGTTCAACATCACTGAGCGTGATTTTATTGTCTATGAGATGCTTGACCCTCACCCGAGAAACCCCGATGCAGTCTTGTGGGTAGCAGTAGACAAGCACGGTACCAAGTACGTCATTGATGAGCTCTACATGAAGCCAGACGACGTGCGAGAGCTGGCTGAGCGTATCAAGAATAAGTCACAAAACTACCGTGTCATCTACCGAGCGATTGACCCGTGGGCATTTAACCGAGATCAGCACCTCAACCCAGAGGATAGAAACCTTGCTGAGATGTTGGCAGAAAACGGACTCACCTATATGCCTGCGCCTAAACAGCGTACAGCGGCCGACAAGCGCATTGAGATGGCAATTAACTACCAAGAGGCCAACGGCCACATGATTCGTCCCCCAGAGCTCTATATTTTTGATCATTGTAAACGAACCATTTGGGAGTTTGAGCACTGGCGATGGGATGAGTGGGAGGGTAAGACTGGCGATAAGCGTGACCGCAAGGAGAAGAAAGTCGACAAAGATGACCATATGATTGAAAACCTCGGTCGTGCGCTTATTCTTGAGCCTCAGTTTGTGCCGTTTGTTGAGACTCACAACCTTGGCGTTATCAGCAATGATGACTTTGACCCGTACTCATAGGGTATACTTGTACTATGAGCGACACTGAGCAAAAGAAAACGGAAGTCGATACTGATTTTGACCTTGGTGAATACATGCCAAAGGACGCACCAAAGGCAGTGACCAAGCCTCGAGTACACATCAGCGACAACGCCTGCATCAGCTGCGAGGGGTAGTATATCCACAGGGTATGCACAGGGTATCTATACAGGCGGTTGCATGTGGTATGATTATGGTACGCCAATCCTAATATGGACATAAAGACACTCAAAGTAGTAGAGCACCGTGGATGCAAAATATACATCCGCAATTTCAATAGCACATTCGAGTATCTCACGATTATCAAAGGTGAATTGTTCACAACACACATGGTGATCACCCCGTCTTTGCTCCGTAGGTGGAGCAAAGACAAGTACACCAGTGAACAGCTGACTGCCATCACTAAGCAGCTCATGCTCATAGCTGAAACCACCATTGATACCGTGCTGGACTCAAAAAAGTAGTAACTACAAATCGCCAAATCTTACACCATTACTAGCCTAGTAATGACCCACAATGGCGATCATCTACAAAAAAGGTTCAAAAGAGCTTGAATACACTGGCATTGACAAGGCTTTTAAGTCTGTCACTGATACAGCTACCAAGATCAAAAGTGTTGCAAAGAGAGTGGTCACAAGGCCAGCTCGTGCAATGAAAGCAAAGCGGCAAGGCGACGCAAAGAAAGAGCTCGACAACATCAGTCGGGCATTTGGCAGTGTCGAAAACTACGAAAAGATGTACCCAGAGACATCTAAGCGAAATCAACGTCTACGCAAGGAGGCGTACGAGGATGATGCAGATTAAACCCTATGGCTGATACCATCACCAACAAAAAGAAAAAGACCACCAAGGCTGCACCAAAGGCCGTCAAATCAGTGCGCACCAAGAAAGGCGTAAAGAAGTCTGACGTGGCTCGAGCTGAAAAGGCAGCTGAAAACATGGGCGACGAGCTCAGTGAGGATGATATAGCCCAGCTGGAAAAGCAGGACTTTTCTGGCTTGATTGATCAGGTGAAGTCTGAGTACAAAATGGCGTGGTGGTTCATCAAGCCTAAGTGGGATGAGTGGGCACTACGATACAAGCTCTACAACAACCAAAAGCGTGATAAGGAGGCAGTCGGTGACAATACGCTATTCACCATTTTCCAAACTGTTTTGGCTGCTCTTTATGAAGATGACCTCAATGCGACCTTTGTTGAGCGTGAAAGTGGCGATGAGGAGATCGCTGAGAACCTCACCATCACTGCAGAATACGACTATGACGAGATGGAAAAGGACATGCTCGACTACGAGTGGGACTTTGAGTCTATGTTCCATGGTCGTGGCCTATGCGCCATGATGGAGTTTGACCGTGAGCGCATGGTGCCAGTGCCAGAAGTGTGGCACGCCATGACTGTGCTACGTGACCCGTACGCTACCTCAGTCAATGGAGACAAAAAGCGCCGAGGTGCTGCTCGTTTCCTTTATCGTGAGATCAGACTGACTAAAAATGAGATGGAGGAAGATGGCGTATATTTCAACTACAAAGACCTCAAGGCTGAGGGCGTGAGCAAAGACTCACTGATTGACGAGAATATGCGCATTATGGCTGAGGCTCAAGGACTCTCAGACGTGTCTAAGTTCAGCAACCTAAAGGGCGAAAACGCTACATTCAGACTGCTCGAGGGCTTCACTATTCATAATGGT